CGGCTGCACCTGCTCGGGATCGCTGCCGCGAAGAAGAAGCTGGCGGCACTCCTCGCGGTGATCAGCGAGGCCTCTCCCGGCACCATGGTGACCACCGACGCAGCCCGGATCCGGGCCCAGGTCGGTCAGGGACGGCCGATCACCAAGAACAGGGCGGTCGCCGCGAACTTCCTGACCGAAGCGTTCGCGTGGCTGCTCGAGGACGAGGGCGACTACGAGCTCTGGTCGGTGTTCGTCGAGAACGCCGAGAAGATCATCGCCCCGGCAGTCGCCGCGATGTCGATCCACGCCGTCGAGGCGATTCCCTTCGCCAAGCCGGCCAATGACTGGGCGCCACTGGCGCTCGCCGCTTAACCCCAACCTCCAAGGAGTAACCACCGATGAAGACGATCCTGGCCATCCTGGCCACCGCGCTGCTGCTCGCAGCCTGCGAACCGCCACCCGGTAAGCACTGCGCGACCCACTACGAATTCGGCCTGCTCACGCACTGGGACTGCGATTGATTGGCTCTAAATAGCTTGACTGCTACGGTCAGGCGCGCTATATAAACCTTGCCGGGAGAGTTCCCGGCGCCCCTGACAACCAGGACTGACCAACCTCCCGAAAGGAGCGACCAGTTATGACCGCCATTCTGACTTCGAAACTCAACAGCGGGGTCGTGGTTCTCGCGAAATCCACCCCCACCGGCGTTTTCGCCAAGACCTTCGCGAACAAGACGCAGGCTGCGCGCGCTGCGGAGAAGGTCGGCGGCGAGGTTATTCAACCGCGGCTTGGCCCAGTGTTCTACGTGATGATGCCAGAATAAAGGAGACCGACGATGACCAAATTGTCCCCGAAGAAGCTCGATGCCGCGATCACCAAGATCTACGGCAGGTATTGCTCCGGAATGCAGATCAGCGTCCTGAAGATCGGCGGCCTGTTCAAGATGGCCGGACCGATGATCCTGGCCGGAGAGCCCGAGGAGACCGTCGGCGCTGCCATGGTCGCCTATGTCGAGAAAGCAGGTGCGTCATGAACACGAACCCGAAGCCCCACGACGTGGCGCTCGTCGCCATCATGGGGATGACCATCACCAACCTCATGGACGCGCTCGAGAAGATCGCGGCCGTGGCGCACTACGGTGCCAACAAGAACCCGGTCATAGCCAAGATGGCGGACGACGCTATCGAGGCGGCCAAGGCCCTGAGGGGGTAGACATGGCCAGCAATGTCCCGTCGGCCTTCGTGTTCAAGAAGCTGCTGCTCACCCTCGAGACGATGTGCAGCTGCGCGGATCGAGGGCCCACCCCGGATCCCGAGCTGGCAGCGATCCACGGCGAGCGTGCCGTGATCAACGCCAATTTCGCGCTGCTGAAGGGGATGGCCGAGCACGCCATCGAGACTATCGAGGATCTCGCCGGCTACACCGTCGCCGACGCTAAGGCGATGCTCCGCTAGCTTTCCCCGCGCCTGCGGCGGATGTCTTCGATCACCTTGCGATCGGCGTCGAGCTGCCTATCCATCTTCTCGCGGTCCGCCGCGCGATAGCGCTTTGCTGGATCGATGCCCAGGTCTGGCACATCGTTCTCCCAGTATTCCGCCGGATAGCCCATCACCTGCCCGTCGCCCTCGGTGGCGGGCTTCTCAGTCTTTGCGTCCTTGTCCTTTGGCACCGCCATAGTCCCTGCTGCCATCCACAAATCTGGGGGCGTCGCCGCTATTGTCAAACACGCTCCATTCCTTGAACAGCGGAATCAGCGCATCGAAGTTCTTTTCGTTGTCGGTGTTGCCCAGGATGATCTCGGGCGGCACGAACCGGCCCTTGCCGGTCTTCTCCTGGCCTCTGGCGAACCGCTTGGTCGCCCGCTCGGTCGCCATCTCCGGCGACAGGTGCATGTAGTGGCCGTGGATGTCGTAACCGTCCTTGGCGTAGCGATCGACCCGCTCGTTGATGCTCTTGGCCGACTTCAGGGTGGCGTCGTGCACGATGTTCAGCCCGAGGTTCCGCGCCCGATCTTCCGCCCGCCTGACCAGGAGGTCGCTTTCCTCGTGCAGCTGGGCGGCGTTCCAGCCCTGATATTCCGGCAGCTCGCCCTTGAAGTGGTCGGCGTCGATCAGGATGAACTTCGATTTGTCGACCGGTCCGCCCTTCTCTGTGTCGGTCAGCCACGACTTGCCGGATCCGCCGCGGCCGCCGAGCACGACGACCACCGGCTTTTCCCCCTTCCTGGGCAGCGCCCGCTCGATAGCCTCGGGCGTGAAGATGTCGTTCAGCAGCTTGTCATGCAGCGCAGCCCGCTCGGGTGTGAACTCGCCGGCGGCGTCGATATGGCCGTCCTTCTCGACCGGATCGATACTCTGCGCCCCGTTCATGGCCAGGACTTTGCGGCGGGCTTCGCTGACCGCCTGCGTGGCGCCGACCGAGGCCGCGATCTTGGCGCCGAGCTCGCGAGCTTCCGCCTCGGAATACCTCTTCGGGTTCGGCATCAGGCTCGAAGCCGGCGACTTCTTCGCTGCCTCGCCCGCGGCTGGGGCGCCCTCGGCGCCCTTCTGCCCGGCCTGCTCTTTCCCCTCTCCGCCGGCCTTCTTCTTGCCAGCTCCCTTGCCGCCGCCGCCCGGACCGAACTGCCCGGCATTGCCCGGCTGGCCGCGCGGATGGTCGGACTCCTTGAACTCGGCAGCGTCCTGCGCGAACGCGCCCATCAGCGTCTTCTGGAAGGGCTGGTCGTCGTTCGCCTTGAGCGCCTCGAGGAAGACGCTGTCGGTCCCGCCCAACGCAGCGATCAGAGCCTTGCCTACGCCCGCATCGTCCCCGCTGCGCAGGGCGGCGAGCAGCGCCTGCTCTACGTCCTCGCCGGCACCGCCAAGCTGCAGCGCTTCGAGCAGCGCCTCGGCCGTCGGATCCGCCACACCGTGGTCGCGCAGCGCGGTGAAGATGGCGTGCGAGGTCGCCGGATCGATGTCCTGGCCGCCCTCCGGCGGCATCTCGCCTTCCATGCCGGCGGCTGCGGGCGGGCCCGGGGCTGGCTTGGAGAGGTCGAGCCCGGCATAGGGGCTTTCCGGCTCGGCGGCGATGCGCTGGCGCACCTCGTCCGGGTCGATCGCGCCGACCTCGACCAGCACGGCGTCGGTGTCGGCGTTGGTCTTGCGCACGGTCGCCGCGGACGCCTCGTCCAGCTCCCAGAGCGGCACCCATTCGAAGTCGATCTCCGGATCGACCTCGCTCCACTCGTCGAGCTGCAGGATCTGCAAGATGGTGCGGACCTTGTCGGTGCACACCTTCTCCTGCCTCGCTTTGATTCCGTCGTAGAACACGCGGATCTCGCCGTCCGCGCTGGCGTTCAGGCCCGATGGCGTCACGCCGAGATACTTCACGAGCGGCACGGCGATCACCGAGCAGATCTGCTCCTGGCTCTGCGCCTGCAGCTTGTCGAGCGTGCCCAACGGCGCGCTGATGTTCTTGAGCTCCTCGGTGGCCTTGTCGGTCACCAGCATCCCGCGGTTGCTGCGGATGTTGGTCATGATCTCCAGGCGCTGGTTCTCCGCCTCACCGCCGGCGCCGGTCAGCAGCCCCTCGAGGTTCGTCGAGAGGTTGAACACGGTGAACGCGTTGATCAGGTCGGAGACGCTCTGGCGGGTGCGCAGCCAGTTGTCGACGTAGGGCTTCATGAGCTGCGACAGCGACAAGCCGCCGAAATTGTAGGCGGGCTTCAGGATGTCGGGCAGCGGACGCGAGACCACGGACAGCAGCCGGGTCGTGTGGATCTCCCGCCCCATCATGAACCACGACTGCGGCCGGTAGAACGTGGGCGAGGTCGGGTCGCGGGCGTCGTAGCGATTCGGCGCGGTCCAGGTCGGATCGACGGCGCGGATTGCCTTGAGGCGGTGATGGCCGATCTTCTCCGGCGAGGCTACCAGCGGCGTGCGGAGCTCGTCGGTGTCGGCGTCACCAAAGTCCAGGTAGACGAAGCCGAGTCCGAAGAAGCCATCGAATTCCAGCACCTCGCGGAACACGTCCCGCACATGGAACTGCTCGAGCCGATCGCCCAGCACCTTGATCTTGTCGGCCTTGTCGTCGTCGCCGGTCGCCCGCAGCTTGATCCACTTGCGGGTCATCTCCTCGGCGATGACCTCGGAGGCGCGGCGATACTCGGCGCGTTGGCTGAGCTCCGCGAGGTAGGGATATCCCATAAACCCTATGCCTTCGGCCCAAAGCCCGTGAAGGGCTGCCCCGAAGTCCCAGGCCGAGGCGACGATCTGCGTCGTGTTCTCGTCCATCGCCAGCTCGGTGCGGCCGTTCGGCAGGACGCCCTTGGGATAGCGAGGCATTTGGAACGGGTTGATCTTGGGCTCAGGCGGCGCCGGCTTGCTGAGGCTGGCGGCGAGCGCGGAGATCGACACCCTCATCGGCGCACGCTGTGGCCATGTCACGGTCGGCTCGACGCGCTGCCGCGGCGGCTCAGTCGGCCGGCGCAGGCGCGGCAGCAGGCGGATCATCGGTGCACCACGCGGGTGGCGAAGCGGCTCATGGCCTCGGGCGAAATGCGGATGCCCTGCAGGCCCAGGCCGACCACACCGAAGGCACCGGAGAGCGCATCGACGATGTCGTCGTGCAGCCCGTTCGGGAAGTCGATGAGCTCGTCGCGCAGCTCCAGGTTCCAGGAGGCGCGCACCATGGCGACGTTGCCGATGTTGACCTGACTGGCGACTGGGCTGGCCCGCGTCACCTTGTCGCCGGTCTCGCGATCGTTGGTCACCATGTAACCGGCGAGGTGGCGGCCATAATACAGCGTCTGCTGCTTGCCGGCTTGGCCGGGATCCTCCGGTAGTCGGATCTTGACCGTCTTGCCGTCGAGCTTGGCGGTGTTGACTACGGCCGCGAGCACTTCGTCGGGCCCGCCGCGCATCGAGACAAGATCGAGGATGACGTAGCCACCATTCTGCGTCCTCCCGAGTTTCAGGCCGCGCGTCCAATCAGGGTTGCCGCCGAGGGCTGCCGAGGTGGCGGCGAGGTCCCAGGCGCGCACGGTGGCGACGCAGACCGGCGGCGCATCGAGCACCTGGATCTGGGCGGGCCTGAACAGCGCGCCTTCGAGCGGCGTTGGGCGCTGCTGGAACAGGGCTGACCATTCACGCGGGCCGACCTCGTCGCGTTTGCGTTCGAGTGCGACCCTGTCTTCCCACTCCGGCCAGAGCGCCTCGCCGGGTGCGCGGCCGATCGGGTCATTCTCACCGGCGAAGGCAGGCAGCTCGATGACGTGCCATTCGGATGCGCGGCTGCTGTTCAGGATCCGGCCGGCGAGGTCGTCTTGGTGCCAGCGAGTCTGTATGAGCACTATGCGGGCGCGTGGCTTGAGCCGGGTGACGACCTCGGCGCGATACCACCCCCACACCTTGTCGCGCATGATCTCGCTGTCGGCGTCCTCGCGGCCTTTGATCGGGTCGTCGATCAGCACGAGATCGGCGCGGCGTCCGGTGATGGCCCCGTTGGCGCCCGCCGCCCGGTATTGGCCGCGTTTGTCGGTGCGCCAGAGCTTGCGGCTGTCGTTGAGCAGTTTGTAGCCGAGCGTGTCGCTGTTCTCCTGGATCAGCCGGATGAGCTGCAGCGACAGGTCCTCGGCGTAGTCGCCGGTGTGCGAGGCGCCGATCATGTCGACCCCCACGCGCTGCGCCATCATCCAGGCGGGGAACACGATCGAAGCGTATCTGGTCTTGGCGCTGCCGGGCGGCATGAAGATCATCAGCCGGTCGACCTCGCCGCGGGCGACGGTCTCGAGCTCGCGCAGCAGGAAGGCGTGATGCCGGGCGGGCGTTTCTCCGTAGGCCCGCAGCGCCTCAGTGGCCCACGCCGTTAGATCGCTTCGGCAGTGCTTCTGCCAGAGCGCGCGCTCCAGCCGCAATTCGGCGTCGTTCTCGGATAGCGTCGAGCTCTTCTGCAATCTCGGCCTCGGTCATCTGGTCGACATCGACGCGGACGGGTGGCGAGTCGGGATCGCCGCCGATGAGGTGCCGCTCAGGCACGCGCCAGCGCGCGGCGCCGTTGACGGTCAGCCAGTATTTCGCGGCCCCCCAGGCGCCCTTGTTCGCGGCCGAGATCAGCGCGGCACCCATCATCGCCTCGACCTCCTCGTGGGCGTCGCGAAGCTCGGTGCGATACCACTTGCGCAACGTCTTCACGTCGATGCCGACGGCCTTGGCGATGATGCGGTGCGAGATGCCATTGGCGTGCATCACCTGCACGGTGTTCTGGCGCTCGGGCGTTACCTCATGCGCGGGACGCCCGCCGAGATCAGACGGCATGTATTTCCCTTTGTGCTTCTAAAGGCGGGGGAAAAACCGGCGCTCCCGCACGATCGTTGCTTTCCACCCGCGGCGCTGGAAGATCTCCCGCAGCTCGTCGGCGTCCTGCCAGAGCAGCCGCCGCAGGATCGGCGCCGCATAGACCACACGATCGTTGTCGACGATCAGACCGGCCACGAAGTTCGGGCCGACGACACGCACCAGAGTGCCGTCAGGCGGTGGCGCGCGCGGCCCAGCCAATGGCATTGGACAGGTAGAACCACTCGTCGCCGGGCCGGCTGCCCTTCATCCGGTCCCACATCGCGAGCCAGACCTTGCTGACGCTCTCCGCCGTCGCGTCAGGGCCGTAGTAGGCTGGGATGGTGCCTGCCGCGATCGCTGCAGCCGCGGCCTCGTTGGTAATGTCCTCGCCGCGCAGCACGCGCTCCGCCCGGTCCAGCGCCTCGTCCAGGCCGACCATGGCGTCGTCGGTCATCGCTTCACCGCCTGCCGCCTCACGCCGTAGCAGCGCAGGCAGAGCCGCTCCTCTGGCCGCACCAGCGGGCTGTGTTCCGCGACGTAGCCGGCCGTCGCATCGCCGCGGCACGCCGTGCATCGCAGCTCGTGGTCGAGCTTCATCGGTAGCGGCAGCTTACCCCTGGTCCGGGTTAAATAGCTTGACATATCCCGTCAACCGCCATACATGGCCACACCATGGAACCTGTGAACTTTATCGCCTCGTGCGCCCGCTTCGTCTTCTTCGGTATCTCGCCGGATCCGGCCGCGGTTGTAGCTGAAATGCGTCCGCATTGTCCCCTGCCGATCGAGCTGGTTGCCGGCTGGATCGTGCCGCCGCAGGAACGCGGCGCGCTGCAGAGCGCTGTGATGGCCAAGCTGCGCAATGCGCGGGTCAAGGGGTCCGACTGGTTCCGGGTCGACCCCGAGCGTGCGGCGTCCATCCTGGCGGTGCAGGCGAAGGCTGTTGACGGTCGAGTGTGGCAGGTGCGCAAGCGCCCGGTCACCGAGAAGCCGCCGCCGTTCAACGCGCGCGAGATCATCACACCGCATGGCAGGTTTCCGTCCGCGGCCGAGGCGGCTCGCGCGCTCGGCATCACCAAGGCGGCGGTGTCGGAGCGGGCGGTGAAGCGGTCCCCTGGCTGGCGCTATGCCGACGACGATCGGCCGCAGCCTCCACCGGCACCGCGCGGGCGCCCGGTCGGCTGGCGCAAATATCCGGACGGGAAGCCGGCAGAAAAGTCGCCTGACGCCGATTAAATGTCTTGACGCAATAGGTCAGGTAACTTATACTCCGCTTTGTAAGGACGGAGTATTTCCCATGACCACCATGAAGCTCTCCCCCCGGGCCGCCAGGGCGCTGGAGATCCTGAAGGCCGGCGGCGAGTTCAAGTATGCCCTGACCTCCGGCTGGAACGGCGAGAAGTTCCTGTGGTCGCTGGTGAAGAGTGGCAGCAAGTTCCCCGGATATGGGGGCGCGACCTATTACGAGCTGGTCAAGGCTGGGGTCGAGTTCGGTTACAGGCCCTCGGGCTTCACCGGGTCCTGCACCTATTACCCCCTGAAGGGAGCCGTGTGATGTTGGCCGAGACCGAAATCAGCATCATGACCGTGCCCGCGTTCAAGCGGGCGATACGGGAGGCCAGCGAGGTGCTGGCGCAAGTCCGGTTCGGCACCTCTGAGCAGTGGGTCAGGATCAGCAAGGCCGGTGCCATGGAACTGATCAAGGGCCTGCCCGCCAGCGCCACCCCGGAGGAGGCG